ATGATCAAAAAAATGAAAACAAAAGACGGCCTTACTACCTCGATCGAAATTTCTGAAGAAGGGAAAGTGACCTACTCGGTTGGGAAGAAGAAAACAACCTTTGATTTGAGCGAGTGTGACTCGTTTACCTACGAGTTTGATGCAACGGGTGAAAAAATTGAAATTACAGAAGGGATGCTCCAGGAGACAGAAGGAGTAGAGCCTTGGCTTTGGCTCGTGATCAGTGAAGGCGAAGAGCGCCTTGAGTACAACAATGACCATGCTGAAACGCGGAGGCATTTTAGTTACTCTGGTCAAAATGATAAGTTCGACACCCTGATGGCTGTTGAAGATCCACTTGATCTTGTACTGGCCAATCTTGAGAAAGAAGCATTGAGAGAGGCTGTTCAGGCTTTGGAATCTCAGCAGCAAGAGCTGGTGATGGATCTATACTATCGTGAGATTCCTGTTGCTCACATCGCCAAGCGTGACGGAGTTGATGAAGCTGCTATTCGCAATCGCAGAAAGCGCATTTTGAAGAAAATCAAAAAAAGTTTATTTTAGGGGGTTCGGTTTTGCTCCTCCCGTGGCCTATATATAGAGGCCGCTGATGCGGTACTCAAATCTCGATACGAAAGGGAGGTGAAATGAGATGAGTAAACAGGGTGTCTTGAATCTTCAAAAGGCAAAAACAATGCACCATGTGGAGATTGGCATCAAGAAGCCAAGCCCTAATCAAGTACTAGCTGCTAGGAAGATGACGATCCGGGATCGTTTGCTAAATGCGATCTTTGGTGATGGACACAAAATGGTCGTATTAGTACCGGGTGAGAGTGTAGGAACCATTTCCATCACCGAGATGGAGGTCGAGGAAATGGACCGGACAGATCAAACGAAATAGAGAGGAGAACGCGCATGAAAGAAAATGAAAAACCAGCCTATGTATTGACCTCTGAATCGGTAACGGAGGGTCATCCAGACAAAATGGCAGACCAGATTGCTGATTGCTTACTCGATGCAGTATTAGCTGAAGATCCAGGCGCAAGGTCGGCAATCGAAGTAACTTTATCAAACGGTCTCATCCATGTGTTTGGTGAGGTGAGTACGAAGGCGGATGTTGATTTCAAGAAGATCATTAAGAATGCGATTGTTGATGTCGGCTACCGGGCAGATGAGCTATCCACGGACGGTGAGTTCTATAGAATGCTCATCAAGCTGAATAAGCAATCTCCTGATATCGCAATGGGAGTTGACAGTGCTCAGCAAGGAGCGGGAGATCAAGGAACCCTCATCGGATACGCAACAAATGAAACGCCAGAGTTCATCCCTCTATCTTTACTTCTTTCTCATAGGCTCTGCATGAGACTCGCAGAGGCAAGAAAGTCAGGACTGCTTCCATACCTTAAGCCGGACGGCAAGGCCCAGGTTTCCGTGGGTTATGGGAAAGATAATAAACCAGTATCCGTTGAAGCAATTGTTGTATCTACTCAGCACTCAGAAGGCGTGGACATCAAGAAGCTAAGGGAAGACGTGACAAAACACATCATCCTTAAAGTTATCCCCCATGAACTTTTGACTGAGAACACGAAATTGATGATCAATCCTACTGGAAGGTTTGTCCTCGGCGGTCCTTCAGCAGATTCAGGTCTAACGGGGAGGAAGATCATCGTTGATACCTACGGTAGTAAAGGGCGCCATGGTGGGGGAGCATTCTCGGGAAAGGATCCGACAAAAGTAGACCGTTCTGGTGCATACCTCGCCAGATACATCGCAAAGAACATCGTCGCAGCAGGTATTGCTAGGGAATGTGAAGTGCAGGTTTCTTACGCCATCGGTGTTGCAAAACCAGTGTCCTTCAAGATTGATACCTTTTGTACCGGAAGATTGCCGGATGAAGTATTAACGGCGATCATCACAAAGCTTATTGACATGCGACCAGGCACCATCATTAAGTCTTTTGGTTTAAGAAGACCTATCTATAGACAGTTTGCAGTCTACGGTCATTTCGGCAGAGAGATGATGCTGCTTGATGGTGTAGAGAAAGACACTCCATGGGAGATGAAGGACCTGGTTCCGATTCTCAAGGACCTGACTCGAGATTATTTCAAGATGAAAGGAGAGGGGAAGGATGAGCAAAATTAAACTCGCATTAGAAGTTGTCAACGATCTTAAATCGCTGGCTGAAAGCATTGAAGGCTTGGTACATGCCATGGAAGCGAATGAAGTTGAAGCAGTCAAAGAAGCATCAAAAAAGAAAAAGACGAAGGCAGAGCAGCCGGTTTTAGATGAGCCAGAAGATACACCTGAAGTGAAACAGCCCACGTTGGAAGAACTTAGAGCTGTTATGGCTGATAAGAGTAGAGATGGATTTCGAGCCGAGGTGAAGGCGATTCTCACAAAGTATGGAGCGAGTAACCTTTCATCCCTTGATCCTAAACACTACGTATTAGCGCTGAAGGAGGTAGGTGAACTGAAGTGAGTGGATCGTACAATGAACATTCCGATTTATCAGCATCGGCATCTCACAGGTGGCTAGCCTGCCCGCCATCAGCGATGCTTGAAAAAGAAGTGCCGAACACAACGAATGAGCATGCAGAAGCAGGAACTGCAGCACATGATCTCGCTGAGTACAAATTGAAGAAAGCGCTGAAGATGAGAACGAAGAAGCCTAACAGTAAATATCAAGACGAGGAGATGGATGAGTATACTGACCTTTATGTTGAGTACTGTTTAGGGCTTATAGAAAAGGTCAAAGAGACCTGCGCAGATCCTCAGATCTTGATTGAGCAAAAGCTTGATTTTAGTGACTTTGTACCCGGTGGTTTTGGAACCGGCGATCTAGTGATCGTTGGAAAAGGAACGCTTTACGTTGTGGATTTCAAGTATGGATACATTGAAGTTTCAGGAATGAGAAATTCACAAATGATGCTGTATGGCCTTGGAGCACTTACCTTATTCGACATGCTATATGACATCGACAAGATTTCAATGACCATCTTCCAGCCTAGAGTCAACAACTTTCCTACGGATGAGATGACTGTCGAAGAACTGCTCTTTTGGGCTGAAGAAGAACTAAAACCCAAAGCCCTCTTAGCAAGCCGAGGTGAAGGTGAGTTCTGTGCTGGTGAGCACTGCAGATTCTGTAGAGTGGCAGCAAGATGTCGGGCACGAACTCTGAAGAACTTAGAAATGGCTAGATATGAGTTCCAAGATCCAGCGCTTCTCACAGATGAAGAAATTGCAGAAATCATAAGTGTTGCTGAGGAACTTTCCAAGTGGGCCAGCGATATCTACACCTATGCCACAGCCCTTGCCATAAATGAAGGTAAAGAGTGGGCCGGTTACAAACTCGTTGAGGGCCGTAGCAGAAGGAGGTATAGCGATGAAGAGGCTGTAGCGGAGGCTGCTAAAGCTGCTGGTTACACAGACATTTTCAAGAAGACGTTGCTATCGATTGGCGAACTAGAGAAGTTGATGGGAAAGAAGAAGTTCAGTGACATCCTTGGAAACTTGGTCGAGAAACCAAAAGGAAAGCTGACCCTTGTTCCGGATACGGACAAGCGAAAACCAGTCGATACAGTATTTCAAGATTTTGACGTTATCGAGTAGGAACTAAATAGATGAATTTAAGGAGGAAAAGTGATGAGTTCAGATACAAGAATCAGGATTTACGGGAGATTAAGCTATGCAAATCTTTGGGAGCCAAAGTCAGCATATGGAAACAAGCCAAAATACAGTGTGTCAATTATTATCCCTAAAAGCGACAAAGCCACAATTAATAAGGTTTTGAAGACCGTTGAATTAGCGAAGCAAAAGGGGGTCACCAAACTATTTGGAGGAGAAATTCCTAATAGGTTTCATTTGCCACTAAAGGATGGAGATATTGAGAGACCTAACGACCCCAGTTATAAGGATTCGTATTACATTAATGCAAGTTCGTATAATCCACCGAAAATTGTGGATAGGGCTAGAGAGCTCATAGTAGATCGTAGTGAAGTTTATAGTGGCTGTTACGCAAATGTGGCCATTACCCTATACCCATATAGCAAAAACGGAAATAAAGGGGTTTCAGCAGAACTTGGAAACGTACAGAAGGTGGAAGACGGGGAACCATTAGGAGGAATTTTCAGGCCAGAAGACGACTTTGATGTTTTAGATGATGACGATGATTTCTTGGACTAATAAACTCAGGAGTGGAAAGGAGGTGGTAAACCCATGAAAGTACTCAGTATCGATATTGAGACATTTTCAGATATAGATTTAGGGAAGTGTGGCGTTTACCGCTACACCGACAGTCCAAGCTTCGACATTCTTCTCTTTGCCTACAGCATTGATGAAGGTCCGGTTCAACTGGTCGATCTGGCCAGTGGTGAAGAAATACCAGATGAAATAGTAAGTGCTATTTTAAGTAAAAACATCATCAAGACAGCCTTTAACGCCAATTTCGAACGAGTGGCTCTGATGCGGTATCTCAGTCGAAAGCTCGATAAGAATGTGTATCTTGGTCCATCTTCATGGCGGTGTAGTGAGGTCCAGGCAGCGATGCTTGGGCTTCCTCTCCACCTTGAGGGAGTGGCAAAGGTGCTAAGACTCGAAGTTCAGAAAATGACAGAAGGTAAACCTCTAATCAGATACTTCTGTATTCCCTGCAAACCCACAGCAGCCAATGGTGGAAGAACCAGAAATCTGCCATCTGATGCACCGGATAAATGGGAGCTTTTCAAGCAGTACAACATCAGAGACGTAGAAGTGGAACTGGAAATTAGAAAGAAGATAAAAGACTACCCCATACCAGAATCAGAGCAAGCTCTCTATGAACTGGATCAGCGTATCAATGATAGAGGCTTCAAGGCGGATATGGATTTCGTGATGCAGGCTATCTCCTGTGATAAGCAGTTTACCGTATCAGCTACAGAAAGAGCCTATGAACTGACAGGTCTTGAAAATCCAAACTCAGTATCTCAACTAAAAGATTGGTTATCAGACCGAGGTGTGGAAGTCGAGAGTCTTTCAAAGAAGAGCGTAAAAGAACTGGTTTCAGAAACGGAAGGTGAAGTGGAAGAAGCATTAAAGCTCCGGCTCCTTATGGCAAAGACCAGTGTCAGGAAATATGAGGCCATCGAGAGGGCTGTGTGTTCAGATGGCAGAGTTCATGGACTCTTTCAGTTCTATGGAGCCAATCGAACAGGCCGGTTTGCTGGAAGGCTGGTGCAAGTCCAAAACCTCCCACAGAATCACCTTTTAGACCTAAAGCTTGCCAGGGATCTCGTGAAAGAAGGCCGCTTTGATGATCTGCAGATGCTCTTTGGTAATACACCGGGGGTACTGTCAGAACTCATTAGAACCGCATTCATTCCAAAGGAAGGTTATCGGTTCATCGTAGCAGACTTTTCAGCCATAGAAGCGAGGGTCCTATCCTGGCTCGCCGGTGAGAAATGGAGACTTGAAGTATTCCAGTCCCACGGAAAGATCTATGAAGCTTCTGCTTCACAAATGTTTCATGTGCCTATTGATGAAATCACAAAGGGTAGCCCACTGAGGCAAAAGGGTAAAATCGCTGAACTTGCCTGTGGTTATGGTGGAGGTGTTGGAGCACTTAAATCCATGGGAGCTTTAGAGATGGGCGTGGAAGAAAACGAACTGCAAGGGCTGATCGACAACTGGCGCAGAGCCAATCCCCACATCGTAAACTTCTGGTGGGAAGTGGACAAGATGGCCATCAAGGCTGTGAAAGAAAGAACCAGAACTAGAACCCATGGGATTGTCTTCACCTATAAAAGCGGCATGCTTTTCGTCAAATTGCCATCAGGTCGTGAACTGGTCTATGTAAAACCAAAGTTGATGCTGAATAAATTCGGACGAGAGGGTCTGACCTATGAAGGTATCGGAACCACGAAAAAGTGGGAGAGGATAGAGACCTATGGACCAAAGATTGTGGAGAACATTGTTCAAGCTGCATCCAGAGATCTTCTGGCTGAGGCAATGCTAAGGCTTGATAAAGCAGGGTTTGCCATAGTGGCTCATGTGCATGATGAGGTGATCTGCGAAGTGCCTATGGGTGAGTCCAGCGTTGAAGAAGTTTGCCGCATTATGAGTGAAAGTCCAAAGTGGTCTGAAGGATTACCTTTAGATGCGGATGGTTATGAATGCGACTTTTATCAGAAGGATTAAGATACACACATTCAGATATCAGAAATCAGATTGAAAAATGGAGGATATGCAGATGAATGACATGACTGGTATTGATCAGTTCATTCAAGCGGAAGTAAAAAGACAACTAGAAAAAGCTCAGCTCGGTTTAGGAGGCAGGCCCAACTTCACCACAGGAAGATACGGGGAAGTGAGAAAGAAATACAGAGATATATTCAGAGATGAGAAATTTGACTGTGGCTTCTTTACCCACAAGATACTAGATGCAATTAAAGAAATCGCTAAGGCAGATGCGGGCGTGAGCTATATGAGTAAAGCGACAGAAGAAGATTTTGAAAAGATGGCGGACGTCTTCGAGGTGATGGCTGAGGCATATCTGAACTATAAAAAAAGCCATCACAGTAATAACGAAAGTGAGGAACGATAGATGATTTCAAAAGAGTATGGTAAGTGCATTTTGAGTTGTGACGTATGCGGAGCACAAGCTGACGAGGAATATGAGAGTTTTCAAGATGCTTTAGACGCCCGAGAAGACATCGGATGGAAGAGCAAGAGGGTGGAAGGTGAATGGCTGGATATTTGCCCTGACTGCATCGAGTAAGGATCGAGCACACAAACCTTATGAATCAAGAAAGAAGGAGGACGCCATGAAATTTATTATTTCTACAGGTAATAGTCGTAAAGATATTTTCTGGAAAGAGCAGACGGTGTCCTGGGATGAGTTTGCACACAGGCTCTCCCAAACCACCGTCACCAGTGAGACTGGGGAAGAATACAGAAAAATGAAGAAGTACCAACAGGACAATGTAAAAGATGTGGGCGGCTTTGTAGCCGGAAAGCTTAAGGGCGGAAGAAGAACGAAAACTAGTGTCATGAACCGGTCCATGCTAACCCTTGATATGGACCATGCAGATGATGCAGTGGCCATAGCTGAGAACATGGAGATGCTCTATGGATACGAAGCAGTGATCTACTCCACCCACAAACACACAACGGAAAAACCCAGGCTCAGACTGATCATTCCATTATCAAGAACAGTGACAGCAGATGAGTATCAGGCGGTCAGTAGAAGAATCGCCAAAGAAATCGGCATCGAGCTTTTCGATGATACCACCTACGAGCCTAACAGACTCATGTACTGGCCCAGCACATCCAGTGATGGGGAGTATTTCTTTAGAGAAATCAAAGGGAGCTTCTTAAATCCTGATAGCATTCTAAAGCTTTACGATAACTGGCAGGACTCATCAACGTGGCCGGTGTCATCAAGGCAAACAAAACTCATAGATAGGCTAATGAAAAAGCAGGCGGATCCCATCAGAAAGGAAGGGCTGATCGGTGCTTACTGTAGGGCCTACACCATTGAAGAAGCCATTGATACATTTCTCTCAGATGTGTACCAGCCAAGTGTCACGCCTGAGCGTTATGACTACATCCCGGCAGATTCTACAGCGGGCGTTGTAATCTATAGCGGAAAGTATGCTTACTCCCATCATGCGACGGATCCTGCATGTGGTCATCTATGCAATGCCTTTGACCTTGTTAGGATTCACCGCTTCGGTGAACTGGATGAAGGGGCGGATGAAAAGAAACAGCTCCCATCTGTGAAAGCCATGCTTGAGTTTTGCACAACAGATGAAAAGGTAAGGAAGCAGCTGGCCAAAGAACGAGAAGATGAGATCAATAGAGAGTTCGATACATTAGAGGATAATACTGTTGATGATAAAGATACAGATGAGACAAGGCCTGATTCGGACGAGAGTGAAATAGATCTCACATGGCAACTAGAGCTTGAGCTTAACAAGAATGGATCAGTTAAAGACACACCTACAAATATTCTAACGATTATGAGGCACGATCCAAGGCTGCAGGGAATCGCATATAACCAGATGAAGCATCTCATGGATGTAAACGGACCCCTTCCATGGGAGCAGGTGAAGGATGGATGGAACGATGCCGATCATGCCAATCTTAAGATGTACTTTGATAAGCATTACGGTATCTGGTCACCGGCGAAGATCAAGGATGCCCTCTTAACCGCAGCATCGGAGCGTGTGTTTCATCCGATAAGAGATTACCTCGATGCTCTACCAGTTTGGGACGGAACCGAGAGACTTGATAGTCTACTTATCGACTATCTTGGTGCCGAGGATAACAACTACACAAGAGCGGTAATGAGAAAAACCATGGTAGCTGCAGTGGCCAGGATCTACGAACCGGGCAAGAAGTTCGATTATATTTTAGTTCTCAACGGTCCACAGGGGATTGGAAAATCCACCTTCTTCGCAAAACTTGGAGGTCAGTGGTTCTCAGATAGCTTAACGGTCTCAGATATGAGGGATAAAGCCGGAGCCGAAAAGCTTCAAGGTTACTGGATCTTAGAGCTTGGGGAACTTGCTGGACTTCGAAAAATGGATGTGGAGACTGTAAAGTCATTCATCACGAGGACAGACGACAAATTTCGACAAAGCTATGGCGTCAATGTGGAAAACCATCCGCGTCAATGCATCATTGTAGGAAGCACTAATAATATCAGTGGTTTTCTAAGAGACATCACTGGCAATAGGAGATTTTGGCCAGTGCGAGTCAGCGGTGGAAAGAAAAGTGTTTGGGAGATGAATGACATCGATCAAATATGGGCAGAGGCACTCAAATACTACAGAGACGGTGAATCTTTAATTTTGTCAGCAGAGGAAGAAAGAATCGCCTTTGATGAACAAAGAGACGCCATGGAAGCTGACGACAGAGAAGGCCTCATTATTGATTACCTTGAAACATTACTCCCTGAGAACTGGGATAAGATGGACCTTTATGAAAGACGAAGCTATCTGGCTGGCGAGAGTGAGTTTGGATCAACCATGCCAACGGGATCTGTTAGAAGGGAAAAGGTATGCGTTCATGAGATCTGGTGTGAGTGCCTTGGTAAAGACAAAACCAATCTTCGACGTCAAGATTCGTTTGAAATCATCGGAGTGCTAATGAGGATTGGTGGGTGGGAAACCTATTCAGGTAATAAGCAGGGGCAGACGCGCTTTCCCATCTACGGCAATCAAAAGACATTTTGCAGAGCAAAAGATGAATGAGTTGATGTGAAAAAATGCGATAGCAGAGTAAAAGATAATCGGCTCGCCGAATGTAGCTGGAGAATTCAACGCCATTAGACTTACAAAGCAGAGTGACCTAGTTACAGATGAACTGAAATTGGTGAAACCTTGAGAACGACAATTACAAAATCAATTACAGGCCATAATTCAGTAATCATAAGGGGTTAAAGGTTATTAGTAATTATGTAATCAAAAATAACTTATAGAGAAGTAATAGTAAATATAAGCATATATATAAGGAGTTACACGCATATACACGCGTAAGAGTTTTTAACCCCTTAATTACGCTAATAATTACAAAGTTAATTACAGGATTATGGATGAAGGGTATGGTCGCTTATGGATGAAGGGCGTGGGCGGCTATAAATAAAAGCTAGAGGTTCATGAGATGGATGGCATGACAGGCTAAAAGAATAATCGCTACAGATGAAAGTTGAGCGGCAAAGAAATTGAGGTGTAAGACATGACTGAAAAAGAACTTGAGCTGATGCTCGTAAAAGAAGTGAAAAGAAGAGGTGGGAGAGCGTTTAAGTTTATCTCCCCTGGAATAAATGGAGTGCCTGATAGGCTAGTGCTTCTGCCCGGGGGCAGGGCGGGATTTGTTGAGGTGAAGGCTCCAGGTAAAAAGATGCGACCTAATCAGATAAAGCGAAAAGGTGAGCTGGAGGGGCTAGGGTTTTTGGTTTATTGCCTTGACAGTCCAACGGACATAGGAGGTGTGGTGGATGGGATTGCCAGAAGTTGTACTACCTAAATCAAGACTACCGTATCACCCTCATGAATATCAGACCCACTGTACAGAGTTCATCTTGGAGAAGACTTCAGCAGGTCTGTTCTTAGACATGGGACTTGGCAAGAGTGTGATTACATTAACTGCTCTTGTGGACCTACTCCATGATCGGTTTGAAGTATCCAAGGTCTTAGTGATTGCACCACTCCGAGTGGCAAATACCACATGGCTAGATGAGGTGTTGAAGTGGAAGCATCTGAAGAACTTAAGGGTATCGAGGGTTCTTGGTAGTGTGAAGGAACGAACCATGGCCCTTTACAAGAAAGCGGATATCTACACGATCAACAGAGAGAATGTTCCCTGGCTTGTAGACTTTTACAAAAACGACTGGCCCTTTGACATGGTCATCATCGACGAAATTTCAAGTTTTAAATCACCATCGGCTAAAAGGTTCAGGGCACTTAAGAAGGTCAGACACAAAATCAAAAGGATTGTAGGGCTAACTGGAACGCCAGCGCCCAATGGTCTCCTAGATATTTGGAGTCAGATTTACCTTCTTGATGGGGGTGAGAGGCTTGGAAGAACCTTTAGCGGATATCGAAGCAGATATTTCCACCCACAGAAATATGTGAATGGTGGAATACCTGCGGACTATGCACTGAATGATGATGCAGAGGAAAAGATCTATGAAAAGATTTCTGATATCTGCATCAGCATGAAAGCCCTGGAGTACCTAAAGATGCCGGAGATCATCTTCAACAAAGTAGAAGTGGAGCTTTCAGAAAAGGAAATGAAAATGTACCGAAAGCTTGAGAGAGATCTGCTTCTTCCTCTTGAGGATAGTGATGTGGATGCTGCTAATGCTGCGGTGCTTTCAAATAAGCTCCTTCAGATGTCGGGTGGGACGGTCTATGACGAGTACCAAGATGTACACCAGATTCACGACCGAAAGCTGGATGCTTTAGAGGATCTTGTTGAAGCTGCAAATGGGAAACCAGTCTTGATCTATTACGGTTTTAAACATGAACGCGATCGAATCAAAGAGAGATTTGATGCAGGAGACATTAACACCTCAGAGGACATAGCCAGATGGAACCGTGGGGAGATGAAGATCGCGCTTTGTCATCCAGCATCAGCTGGGCACGGACTCAATCTTCAAGAAGGAGGGTCCACCATCATTTGGTTTAGTGTTACCTGGAGCCTAGAGCTATACCAGCAGGCTAATGCCAGACTATGGCGGCAGGGACAAAAGCATACGGTTGTGATCCATCACATACTGGCAAGAGATACGATCGACCAGCGAGTGATGATGGCGCTGGATAACAAAGACACGAGTCAGAACGCTTTAATCGACGCAGTAAAAGCGAGAATGGAGAACTTGAGAATTGGAGGTAATGAAAATGAGTGTAAATAAGTTTAATGCTGAAGGTTACTATGATCCCACGGTGTATGAAGCACTAACAAATCTCGAAAGAGAAGAAAAGCAGCGAAAGAAAAAGAAGATCGTGTTCATCTGCAGTCCCTTTGCTGGTGACATCGAAGGAAATATTATACAAGCGAGAAGATATGGACGTTTTGCAGTAGTTCAAAAAGCTATCCCAATCATTCCCCATTTGATGTACCCACAGTTTCTCGAGGAAGATGATCCTGAGGAAAGACAGCTGGGGATTGAGATGGGACTCGTACTCTTAAGTAAATGCCATGAGCTTTGGGTCTTTGGAAACAGAATCTCATCAGGAATGAGTGTAGAGATTGCAAAGGCAAAGAAATGGAATATCCCAATCAGGTATTTCACGAATGAATGCCTTGAGAAAGGGGGGCCAAAAGGGTGATCAAACGAGAGTGTTTTGCTTTTGCTGAGGACAAGTGCTCTGCCCTAAAGGCTCTTGAATGTGATGGGTGTAACTTCTACAAATCTAGAGAAAGAGCTCATCAAGATCAGCAAAAGGTATTTCGAAGAATTAAGGGTCTGCATCGACAGGCGCGAGTAAACATCATTGAACTCTATTACAGAGGGAACATGAAACTGCTCGATGAAGTGGAGGAACGCAAATGAATGCTAAAGAGTATTTGAACCAAGCCTATAAACTAAATAGTCGCATCAATAGCAAACTGGAACAGTTAGAAGTCTTGAAGAGCCTTTCGATGAAAGTGACTTCTTGCTTTTCAGATGTTAAAGTCATGCATTCAAAAAATGAGAAAAGTCAGATGGAAAAGAACCTAGTTCAAATCGTTGACCTTAGTGTAGAGATTAATGATGAGATCAATGAACTCATCAGGCTAAAATCAGAAATCGCTGAAACCATTCGTGAAGTGGATGATGTGAACTGTGAACTGCTACTCGTCAAGCGTTATATCAGTGGGAAGTCTTGGGAAGAGATCGCTGAAGAGATGCAGTATAGTATCAGCGGCATCTTCAGAATTCATGGCGAAGCACTGAAGAAAATCAATAAGATTTTGAAGCGACAGAAGAAAAGTGTGTAGTAAAATGTAGTGAAGTGTAGTTAGGAATCTGATATAGTATATGATGTAAAGAAGAATAACGATGAAGCCCAGGGAAACCGCGGGCTTTTTTTATTGGGGGAAGAAACGATGTCAGAGAAACTTTGCTCTTATGACCATTGCAGGTTAGAAGCTGAGCCTGATGATGAGTACTGTAAATACCATAGAAAGCTTAAGGAAATTGAGAAACTGGGACCTGACTGGCTCAATCAGTTGATCGAAGACATGAAACTCAAGATCAAAGAAAATGAAAGTGTGGGCTCTGGTCAGTAGACTAGAGCTTTAAAATTTGGGAGGTGAAGCTGATGCCCTGGAAACCAAAGAGCATCTGTAACTATCCTGGGTGTCAGTCGCTGACCCACGATAGGTACTGTGAGAAGCATAGAAAAGAAATGACAAGGGTTCAGAACGACAGGACCTCTAAGATGTACACTTATCAGTGGCGAAAGGCCAGCAAGGAGTTTCTTAAGAAGCATCCCCTGTGTGTTCACTGCGAGAGAGATGGAAGAATCACTCCGGCAACAGAGGTGGACCACATCAAACCACACGGTGGTTATCGGAAACTCTTCTGGAACAAGAACAACTGGCAGCCGCTGTGTAAGAGTTGTCACTCCAAGAAGACCGCTGAAGAAGATGGAGGCTTCGGGAATAGTCCGAAACCCACGAGGGGGTAGGGGGTCTGTATCTCCACAGAAAGCCTCAAACGACAACGCGCCAGGGTCTTTTGTGAAAAATCGCGAAAATCCAAAGGGGGGTATATCCCGGATATCATGCGCAATATTCAAGGGGAGATAATCTCCTGAAAACCGCATGAATAGTGGGATATAGGGACCCATGAATAAACAAGAAACTAAGTCAAACTGAATTCATTACAACCTTGAAAAACAGGTGTTTTTCTATAATATTTTATGAGTTTTAGCCTATAGACCTCGGTCTAGGGTTTTTTTAATGCCAAGAAACGGAGGGAATCTGATGAAACAGGACATGATTATAAGAAAAGTGCCGGTAACGGATATAAACCCGGCAGAATATAACCCAAGAAAAGATTTAAAGCCCGGAGATCCTGCTTATGAAAAGCTGAAAAGGTCCATGTCGGAGTTCGGGTATGTGGAGCCAATCATCTGGAATGAGGAGACGGGAAATATTGTCGGGGGCCATCAAAGATATAAGGTGCTGGTGGCAGAAGGCCACAGGGAAGTTGAATGTGTCATTGTTAAGATGAGTCCCGAAAGGGAAAAGGCACTCAATGTTGCGTTAAACAAAGTAACCGGCGACTGGGAGTTTGAAGCTCTGGCGGATCTCATTAAAGATCTCGAAGCGCAGGACTTTGATGTAACCCTTACCGGATTTGATGCGGCGGAGATTGAAGACCTCTTTAGTCAGGTCCATGATAAGGACGCATCTGATGACGATTATGATGTGAATAAAGCATTAGAGGAAGCTGCCTTTGTTAATCCGGGAGATGTATGGCTCCTCGGAAGACACCGCCTTCTATGTGGCGATGCCACGAAACCAGAAGATGTAGAAAGACTTATGGATGGGAAGAAGGCTAATCTAGTTCTTACGGACCCGCCTTACAATGTGGACTTTGAAAGTACAAGTGGACTTAAGATCCAAAATGATAAACAAGATAATGACAGCTTCTATAGCTTCCTACTTACAGCCTTTAAAAATATGGCGGAGTATACTTCTCCTGGCGGATCCATTTACGTTTTCCATGCGGATACAGAAGGGATCAATTTTAGAAAAGCCTTCATTGAAGCGGGCTTTCACTTAAGCGGCGTGTGTATCTGGAAGAAGAACTCCCTGGTACTTGGAAGAAGTCCGTACAACTGGATCCATGAACCGATTCTCTTTGGATGGCTTAGGGGAGGGAAGCACAAATGGTTCACAGGAAGATCGGAGACCACCGTTTGGAGCTATGACAGGCCAAAGAAGAATGGAGAGCATCCGACCATGAAGCCTGTGCCGCTTCTTTGCTACCCCATTAAAAACTCATCTCAGGTCAACGGAATTGTGATGGACCTCTTTGGTGGAAGCGGTTCTACTCTTATTGCCTGCGAGCAGATAGATCGGATCGCCTACACTCTGGAACTTGACCCCAAGTATGCCACCGTGATTGTGAAAAGATTCATCGAACAGGTCGGAACGGACAAAGATGTATATGTGCTTCGCGATGGTGAGAAAATTCATATCAGTGAAGTCGAAAAACCAGAGGAAGTCCAAGGTGCAGAATAAAATACAATATTTACCTCTTAATTAACTTGCTATACCTCTCGTTTAGAGCGTTAATGTACATGACGAAAGAAACACACCTAAACGAGAAAGGGGAAAGCATCATGGCAGAAAAGGATTTCTTGAAGAGCAACTTTGGAATCGAGATCGAATTCACAGGAATTACCAGAAGAAAAGCGGCCAAAATTGTGGCAGAGCATCTAGGCGGCAGCATCGAAGAACTTCACGATTACTACAGAACCTTTAGAATTACAGCCCCTGATGGTCGAAAGTGGAAAGTGATGTATGACGGAAGCATTAACACTCAGAAGAGATCAGGTGGTCAGAAGGTTTCAGCCTCAAAAGAATACAGCGTCGAACTGGTCAGCCCAATCCTAACCTACGAAAAAGACATGGAGAGCCTTCAAGAGATGGTGAGAAAACTTAGAAATGCCGGGGGATTTTCTCAAGCGCAGAACTCAGCTGGAATTCATATCCATTTGAACGGCGCTGACCACACACCGAGGTCCATCAGAAACTTCATGAACATCGTCTACTCAAGAAACGACCTTTTATACGATGCCCTTCAAATAGAGAGAAGAAGAATGCACTACTGCAAAAAGATGGACCAAAGCCTTGTTGAGAGAATGAACAAGAAAAAGCCAACCACCATGAAGCAGATTGAAGACATCTGGTACCAAGACTACAGCGAGAGAAGGGACAGGCATTACCACGACAGCCGATACCATTTTTTAAACCTTCACAGCCTTTTTAACGGATGCGGAACGGTTGAACTTAGAGGATTTAATAACCCGAACCTCCACGCTGGAAAGATCAGGAGCTATGTGGTTCTGGCCCTGGCCATGAACCATCAGGCCATAACCCAAAAGAGTGCCAGCAGCAAGAAACCACAGATGGAAAACCCAAAGTTCTCCATGAGAACCTGGCTTAATCGAATTGGGCTAATCGGGGATGAATTCAAGAACTGCCGCGAACACTTATGTAAAAGCTTATCAGGATCGGCAGCCTGGAGATTTCGCACAGCCGCATAGATAAAAAATGGCGGCGCCTTCAAACCCACCGAGCGGGCAACCGCTCTTAAGGTGGTAGAAGGGTCCCCCACTTTAAACAAAAGCCGACACAGGCGAAACGTGGGGGGATAAACCGCCCTTTAAGAAAGGATGAAGTGATGATGAAAGTGGAAAAGAGACTCAATGTGGCCTATGGGTCCAATCTCAATCTCGGTCAAATGGCCATGAGGTGCAAGACGGCTAAGGTCTATGGCATAGGTGTTTTAAAGGGCTATAGACTTCTTTTCAAAGGTCAAATGGCAAATGCCTACTGCACCATTGAGAAAAAGCGTGGTGGGAAAGTTCCGGTGATTGTTTGGGAACTTGAGCCGGAAGATGAAAAAGCACTGGATTTTTACGAAGGCTACCCGAGATTTTATGAAAAGGAAGACGTGAAAGTTACACTGGAGGATGGAACGGTCATTACAGCCATGGTGTATATTATGACCGACAAAATACTCAATAGGATCCATCTCAACCTTCCAAGCAAAAGTTATCTAGAGACTGTAAGGGAAGGTTACAGGGCTGCCGGTTTTGATGAATCCTTCATTGATGATGCACTGGCCATCAGTGAAAAGGCTATTAAGAAGTACCCGACAAGTTTTCTGTAGGTCTAAAAACGCACATTGTTTCTTCTAAAAATGACTTGCTATTACCTTGAGTCTAGGGCATGTATAGTAATACCAATAGCAAGGAGGTCAAAGAAATGATGATTCAGAAGAAAGACAGGTTTGAAAACAGGAGTGGTGAGGTTTATCAAATCGCTGGGAAATGGAATCGGGATTTTATCCTGTCACCAGTTGAAGAGAGTGATGATGAATGCCTGATCTACACCCCAGGCGAGATGGAGGATTTTCTGGAAACAGGGTATTTCAAACGAGTGGGAGGGAGAAAGTGATGAAAGCCATATTCGGTAGAAAAGTGTGCGACCTAGTAGAGCTTAAAGAACTCACCCACCAAGCCATCAAAGAGGGAAAGAAAGGGCGGCCATACATCATTACAAGAGAAGTGATTCTAAAGGATGAAGAGTTCAGGGGTTTTGCCCAGGATTTTTTCAAAGATCAGCCCTGGATCACGATAGAAGACGGGGGCATCAACCAAAACGGAGAGGTAAGATGCATCCGCGTTATAAACATTGATACCGGGGAAAAAATCCTTGTGAATAATGAGGGATACTCCTATGGGCGGTATGTTGGCCTCGAGCTCTAGAACTTAAGAAAGCAAAAAGCAGGCTTAGCGGCCTGCTTCTTTGATATAGGCAATACAATTACTGCAGATGAGCTTTCCTTTAAATTTACGAGTGCCTTTTGCATTACCGCAGATTGCACATTGCGGCTCGTATTTACTCAGAATAATTGTCTCCTCGCTGGTGAAAATCTCGAGCGGGACTTTTGGGTCCATACCCAGTGTATCTCTTAGTTCTTTTGGGATGACGATTCTTCCTAGCTGATCAACTTTCCGAACAATGCCTGTTGATTTCATTTGCACCTCCTAGGTTGTTACTTCTATGTCATATGAAAGAAATTACCAATTCAATGGTAGGGCTTCCATATTCAAAAATAAAAAATATTTAGCTTGCTATTTAGGGCAGTGTGAGTGATGTATAGAAGTACCAACCAAGTAAAGGAGGATTAAAAATGGAAAGAAAAGAAATGATCAAACAACTGGGTGAGCATTTTGGCGTGAAACCTAAGTACTTAAGTGTTCCAAGCTTCGCTTATGAAATCAGAACTGAAACGGAAGTCTATACCATTGATAGACATGGTGGTATTACGAGAGCGGGTGGAGAGTTCATCACTATAGAAGAAATCCTGGGCCAGCAAGTTCCGCCAGAACCAATGGCTGGTCAAGAGGAAATTCATGAAGCCGAGATGAATGAGGTGGAAATTCTAGAAGCAGCTCAAAATCCAAAAAATTCTAGTTCGCTAGAAGATCTTAGTGGAGTTGAAGTTAAACTTAACTTTGAAGAGCACACAGCTGATAGCCTGAAGAACATTATCAACATGCTTTACAGTAAGCAGCGACTCATCATGATGGCTTTTGAAACAGAGGAAGCACTCATGGATGAGGGGTTTGCTGAAGATCTAAGTGATTTTGAGATTAAGGACTTTGAAGGGCTTAAAGAAGCCCTAGAAAAACTCGGAACAAACAGGCGCCCAGGATTTCAGATTGATTTTGACGAGAGGACGTACACCTTTAAACTTCACAGCTCAAACTTGAATCCAGAAAGGATCAAGGCATTTCAAGATCTATGCGTTCTCATAGCAAGCTATGCCAGAACCTTAAAACGAGCATCCTACAAACAGGCACAGGATGACAATCCAAAGTATGCCCTTAGAACCTGGCTGATCCGCATCGGAATGAATGGTCCAGAGTACAAGGAAACCAGAAAGACACTTCTTAAGCACCTTGAGGGGAGCGGGGCCTTTAGAAAGGTGGATGAAAATGATGAAACCTAAATGCAGACTCACAGGTGAGGATGGGAACATCTTTAATCTCATGGGGATTGTGTCACGAACCCTCAAGGAAGCTGGGGAGCCTGATAAGGCAGATGAAATGATTAAGCGAATCACAAGTGATGCCAAAAGCTATGATGAAGCCCTAGGTATTTTGATGGAATATGTGGATGTGGAGTAGGAGGTGCGAGTATATGGATAGATTTTTTAGTCAAAAACATTGTGACCGCTGCGGTGGCAGCTTAGAAGGTGGACGTATCATGTCCATGTTCAATGAGCAGTGCATCTGCATGAGTTGCAAAGAGAAGGAAACAAAAGACCCTGAATACAAAAGAGCTATAGAAGCAGATCATGAAGAGATTCGCAATGGGAACTTTAATTATAAAGGAATCCGTGGCAAGTAATCCTTGACTAATTTAGCCTTCAGAGTGATATATGTATATACCAAAACGAAGGAGGCGAAAAGAAATGGAGATTTTCTTCACGGTTACAATGAAGACTGAGAAGGGTAAGAAGCTATACCTCAGCATGTGGGACGGCCAGCCAAAATGGACTTTTGATTTTGATAAGGCCTGCTACTGGGACACCGAAGAGATGGCAGAAAAGTTTTCAAAGGAATGGTTCAAAAGCTTTACAGATTGGCGAGTTGAAGAGATAAAAGTCGACATAAACAAAGTGAATTAATAACATTTGGAGCCTGAAAACGGCTCTTTTTCTTTGCAGTAAATGAAGGAGGTGAAAGTTATGGCAGGTAGAGGAAGACCACCAAAACCCACAGCGGTCAAAGAGCTGGAAGGAAATCCAGGAAAAAGACCACTCAATAAGAACGAACCGAAACCAAAACAGATAGCACCCAAGTGCCCGTCATGGCTGGAGCCGGATGCCAAGAAAGAATGGAGAAGGCTATCAAAAGAATTAGAAGCCATGGGGCTTCTGACTCAAGTGGACATGGCTGCCTTTGCCGGGTACTGTCAAGCCTACGCTAGATGGAAGGAAGCAGAGGAATTTATCTCAAAGCATGGATCCATTTTAAAGACCGCTTCGGGGTACATTCAGCAGATTCCTCAAGTATCCATTGCCCAGCAAAACCTTAAGCAGATGAGAAACTTCTGCTCAGAGCTTGGGCTAAGCCCATCGGCTAGAAGTAGGCTTAATATTAATAACAGTGGGAACACCATCGAGGGTGATGCCATGGAAGAGCTGCTTTCAAATGTACCAAAGGCGGAGGATATTCTGAAAAAGAGTAAGGACGACTAATTTGAAAGGGGGAGAGGCCTATGCCATTTAGTGAAGCTCATGCCAACCACGCCATTAACTTTATCGAACAACTGAAGCTGACCAAAGGCAGATGGGCCGGTCAGCCTTTTAAGTTACTTCCCTGGGAGAAGGACCTGGTTAGGCGCCTCTTTGGAACTTTGAGAGAAGATGGTACCCGCCAGTACCGAACCGCTTATGTGGAGATTGGTAAGAAAAACGGTAAGTCGGAGCTGGGCGCAGCCATTGCCCTTTACATGCTTCTTGCTGATGGGGAACCTAATGCTGAAGTGTATGTAGCCGCTTGTGATAGACAACAGGCTAGTATTATTTTCAACACCAGTATGAACTTCGTGGAAGGGAATCCAACCCTATCAAACGTCACAAACCTTGTGCGCTCCACTAAACGAATCACCTATCCCAAGACGGGGAGCTTCTATCAGGTGCTTAGTTCCGATGTTAAATCAAAGTCAGGGATCAATGCTTCCTGCGTTATCCTTGATGAGATTTGGACCTACCCGAATCCGGACCTTGCCAAGATGCTGACCACCGGTTCAGGGGATGCGAGAACCCAGCCGCTATTTTTATACCTCACCACTGCAGGAAATCAACTCTCTGGCTATGGCTGGGAGATGCATCAAAAGGCGAAAGACATACTTGAAGGCAAGAGAGTAGATCCGACATTCCTCGCCATTATCTATGGGCTAGAGGACGATGCGGACATTGAAGATGAAAACAACTGGTATAAGGCCAACCCAAGTCTTGGCCATACCATTTCTATAGAGAGGGTCAGGGAGCACTACAATCAGGTCAAAGACGATCCGGCAGATCTCGCCTTATTCAAACAGCTAAGACTGAACATGTGGTTAAAGCAGGAAATCAAATGGATGCCCATGGATAAGTGGGACCTTTGTAATTTCACTGTAGACCCGGAAGAGCTGAAAGGGCGAGTCTGCTATGGAGGTCTTGACCTGTCCTCAACCAGTGACATCACCGCTTTTGTTTTAGTGTTTCCACCACTAGAAGAGGGAGATAAGTTTCAGGTACTCCCATACTTCTGGCTTCCGGAGGAGACTCTTCATCAGCGGGTGAAAAGAGACAGTGTTCCCTATGATATCTGGCACAGACAAGGACTTCTAAATCTTACAGAAGGAAACGTGGTCCACTATGGATTCATCGAAAAATTCATCGAGCGACTTGGTGAGAAATATAACATCAGAGAAATCGTCTATGACCGCTGGGGTGCAACGCAGATGAGTCAGAACCTGGAGGGCATGGGGTTTACCGTGGTGCCTTTTGGTCAGGGCTTTAAGGATATGTCACCGCCTACAAAGGACCTCATGAGACTCACTTTAAGTAAGCAGATCGCTCATGGCGGGCATCCGGTTCTTCGGTGGATGGCAGATAACATCGTTGTCAGAACTGACCCTGCTGGAAACATCAAGGTAGACAAGGAAAAGTCCTCTGAAAAAATCGACGGTATCGTGGCTATGATCATGGGTCTTGCTAGAGCAACAGTGAATCCACCGGATGATGATGGGTCCATTTACGATGAACGCGACATGATCATTTTAGGATAGAAGGGGGTGAACATAGATTATGGCGAATTTTTTTAAATGGCTATTTAAGGCGAGGGCAGAACCCACGGACAGTGTCAGCAGTGCACCGAACTTTTATATGGGTCAAAGTATATCGGGGAAAATTGTCAATGAACGAAGTTCCATGCAGACCACAGCAGTCTTTGCCTGTGTGCGAATCATTGCTGAGACGGTGGCATCTTTACCCCTTCACACGTACAGGTATCAAGGTGACGGCAAAGAAAAGATGTACACCCACCCGCTGTATAGGATTTTACACGATGAACCAAACCCGGAGATGACCTCTTTTACCTTAAGAGAAACCATGATGACCCACCTTCTTCTATGGGGAAATGCCTACTGCCAGATCATTCGAAATGGCAAAGGGGAAGTGGTGCATCTTTATCCCCTGATTCCCGACAAGATGATGGTGGATAGAGATAAGAATGGCAATCTCTACTACGCTTATAGGAAGGATACCACCACCCATTATCTAGGGCCGGAGGATGTTCTTCATGTACCTGGTCTTGGCTTTGATGGCGTCATGGGTTACTCACCGGTGGCTCTTGCGAAAAATGCCATCGGACTTAACATTGCCGCTGAAGAATATGGTGGTAGGTTCTTTGCCAATAACGCAACACCTAGCGGTATTCTTTCAACATCAGGAACCATCAAGGATCCTTCAAAAGTGAGAGATGCTTGGCAGGCGGCCTATGGAGGAAGTGGAAACAGCAACAAGGTGGCAGTCCTTGAAGATGGCCTTCAGTACCAAGCCATAAGCATGCCAAACTCCGATGCTCAGTTTCTAGAGACGAGGAAGTTTCAGATAGAAGAGATTTGTAGAATCTTTCAAGTGCCACCCCATATGGTAGCGGACCTTAGCAAGAGTTCATTCAGTAACATTGAGAACCAGTCCATCAGCTTTGTGGTTCACACTATCCGGCCATGGCTGGTTCGAATAGAGCAGGCTATGAACAAGAAGCTCTTTCTTGAAAAAGAGAAAGGGCAGTGCTTTGTGTCCTTCAATGCATCGGCACTGATGCGAGGGGATTATAAATCCAGGATGGATGGATACGCCATCGGAATTCAGAATGGTTTCTTCTCCGTTAATGATGTAAGAAGGATGGAGAACATGGATCCTATACCTGATGAAGAAGGTGGGAATCTCTATTTGGCGAACGGAAATCTTTTGCCTTTAAAGATGGCAGGCGCCTACGCGAAGAAAGCATTGGATGAGTCTGGTGGTGATGAGCCATGATGACATGTGAATAACTATGTGCATAAGCATGTGTGCAACTGCACCATTTCTGTGGACAAATACAAACTTAATACGATGTATCAACAGCATTTCTCGAAATCGAGGAGTGCTTTTTTCATGATGAGAAAGGAGGTCGATTAGATGGATAAATTTTGGCGGTGGGTGGTGAATGAAGCCGAGGAGACTACAGTGAGAACCCTGCACCTTGAAGGGTACATTGCAGAGTCTTCTTGGTTTGATGATGACATCACCCCTAAACAGTTTAAGACAGAGCTTTATGGCAGTGGTCCGGAGACGGATGACATTGTTGTAAAGATACACTCGCCAGGTGGAGACACCTTCGCTGCAGCGCAGATTTACAACATGCTTAAAGAATATCCCGGCAAGGTCAGTGTCCATATAGATGGACTCGCAGCCAGTGCCGCTTCTGTCATTGCCATGGCGGGAGATGAGGTGTGTGTTTCTCCACTGTCAGTCATCATGATCCATAACCCAGCCATGCTTATTGCTGGTGAGGTGGCGGATCTGCAGGTGGGGATTAACCTACTCAGTGAAGTAAAGGAGAGCATTATCAATGCTTATCAGACAAAGACAGGGCTTTCCAGAGCGAAAATATCACACATGATGGACGCTGAAACCTGGATGAGTGCCCATAAGGCCATCGAGCTGAAGTTTGCCGACAAGATTCTTTATGAATCAGAGCCGGTAGATGAAGGTTCCAGTGGCTTTATCTTTGACCAGATGACAGTGACGAATGCTCTAAGGAACAAACTCCCTGGTATTCAGGCGAGGATGAAGTACCTAAAAGCACATGATGATGCTAAAGACAAGGAGCCGGAAAAGAGCGCAGAACCTGCACCACAAGGTGAAGACGATTTGAAGGATCCTGCCCATTCAGTAAACCACATCCCTATTGCCCAGCTGGAAAGACGGCTGGAGCTGATTAAAAATTGGAGGTAATGAATATGAGTAAAATTCAAGAACTAAGAGAGAAACGCGCCAAGGTTTGGGAGCAGGCTAAGTCATTCCTTGATGAACATCGTCAGGAGAATGGTCTGATCAAACCTGAGGACAATGCCGTCTATGAAAAGATGGAAGATGAAGTGGTCAGCCTTGGAAAGGAAATCGAGCGCCTTGAGCGTCAAGAGATGATGGATAGAGAGCTTTCAGCTGCCCTTAGCAAACCTCTTGCATCAAGACCTGATAAGATGACCGAAGAAAAAACTGGCAGAGCATCCGATGCCTATAAGAGTGCCTTTTGGGGTGCCATGAGAAACAAGATGAACCCTGCGGTACACAACGCGCTTCAGATTGGTACCGATTCAGAAGGTGGTTTCCTTGTACCGGATGAGTATGAAAACCAGCTGATTCAGGCACTTGAAGAGGCTAACATTCTTAGAAATCTGTGTAACGTGATTACGACCAGCTATGGGGATAGAAAGATTCCTGTTGTAGCTAGTCATGGATCCGCCGCATGGATGGATGAAGAAGCTGCCTTCACTGAAAGTGATGATGCTTTCACTCAGGTGACCCTGTCAGCTTACAAACTTGGTACCATGCTGAAAGTTTCTGATGAGCTTCTTAATGATAGCTACTTCGACCTTGAAGCCTACATTGCAGCTGAGTTTGCAAGACGAATCGGTGCCGCAGAGGAGGAAAGCTTCCTCACTGGAAACGGAAGCAGCAAACCTACAGGTCTTCTTCATACAACTGGTGGAGCGAGCCTTGGCGTGACTGCTGCAAGTGCAACAGCTATCACCATTGATGAGGTGCTGGACCTATACCACAGCTTGAAGTCTGCTTACAGAAAGAACGCGACATTCCTTGTGAACGACGCAACCATCAAAGCCATCAGAAAGCTTAAAGATGGTCAGGGTCAGTACTTGTGGCAACCATCTGTTCAGGCGGGAACACCAGATACGATTCTCAATCGTCCAGTGGTTACTTCTCAGTACATGCCAACTGCTGCAGCCGGTGAGAAAACCATTCTCTTTGGAGACTTTAAGTACTACTGGATTGCTGATCGTCAGGGTAGAACCTTCAAACGTCTGAACGAACTCTATGCAGCCAATGGTCAGGTGGGTTTCCTTGCATCCCAGAGATTGGATGCGAAGTTGATCCTTCCTGAAGCCATCAAGGTCCTTCAACAAAAGGCCTAAGTAATTTAACGGGAAGGTGGTCCTAGTTACTGCCTTCCTTTCACTTTGATAAGGAGGGAAAACCATGGGATATAACACGAAAAACTATACCGAGCAGGGTGGCGATAAAACCATTATCGGTGGAGAGCTTGCCGTTACGGCAGAAGGGAAAGTTACCTTCAACGGGACACAGTTGAAACCTGCAGCGCTTCAAGCAGACAGCACCGCTGTAGATGTGGCGGACCTGGTGGCTGATTTCAATGCCTTGCTTTTAAAGCTTAAAACCGCTGGCCTGATGGAAAGCGAGTGATGGTAGATGACGCTTCTTGAGAAGGTAAAACAAAATCTCATTGTAACCCATAATGAGGATGATACCTTACTGGAAGGTGTAATCGCCGCAGCCATCAGCTACGCCGAAGGTTATCAGCATCTAGGGACGGACTTCTACACAGAAAACACCATGTCACCGACCACCGAGCAAGGAGTCATTATGCTGGCTTCTCATTTTTATGAGAGTCGTGATGGCTCCACCGGTGGTTTTTTTAATGACAATGTCAGTGCTTCAGAGCAGGTGTGGAAGACGGTCCATCTACTTCTACGCATGGGAAAGGAGTGGCAGGTCTGATGAAACGGCTATGGGTGAAGAAAAGAAGGAAACGTCAGAAAAGATGCTACCGAAAAGGCAGGCGAAAGGATCGCAGTCATGGATATGAGGAAAAGGCAGTAAAGGCAGGTGAAGAGTATGAGCTTTGGGAAGATGAACACCCGAATCGACATCATCGATACGATTCCCATGAAGGATGATGAAGGATTCTCTTCAAAGGGAGAAGAGGTCATCGCCAGTGTTCGTGCGTATAGGGATGAAAGACACGGTTCAAGAAAGTGGGCCAATATGGCCGCCTACACCAAAGCGAGTGCCACCTTTCAGTTTAGACGGATTCCTGATGTGGTGATTGAACCTGGTATGCTGATTCGCTGCGATACCGGTGAATACAAAGTCTTAAGCGTTGAGGTTATTATGGGATTTTATTTAGAAGTAGCAGCAGAAAAGATTGAAGCCACGAAGGACTAGGAGGTGATTTCATGGCAAGATCAAGTTTTAAAATGCCAGAGGACTTCTTGTTAAAGGTATCGACTTTGGCAGAGAAGACCGATGAAATCATCCCTAAGGTCCTGGAAGCTGGTGGCGAAGTGGTGAAAGCCAAAGTGAAAGCCAATCTACAGGCAACCGTTGGAAGTGACACAAAACTTCCATCAAGATCTACAGGAGAACTGATTGATGCTCTTGGTGTAACCCCCACTGGTGTGGATCGTGATGGGAATTATAACGTGAAAGTGGGCTTTGATGAACCGAGAAAAGACGGAGAGTCAAATGCAAAACTAGCCAATATCTTAGAGTATGGAAAGTCCGGTCAGCCGGCCAAGCCATTCTTAAAACCGGCAAAAACAGCTAGTCGAAACACCTGCATTGAAGCAATGAAAAGAAAGCTGGATGAAGAGATTAGCAAAATTTAAAAGAAGGGAGGGCGAAGGTCGTGTATAACAGTATTTTGAAAGATATAGGCGAGGTCCTTGAGCCTTTGGGGATTCCCATAGAAACGGGTGTGTTTAGTAAAAAGGCTCCGGATGAATATCTGGTCCTTACCCCTATGAGTGATATCTTCGATCATTATGCTGATGATCTGCCAAATGCAGAACTACAGGAAGTTCGTCTCTCCTTGTTCTCTAAAGGCAATTATCAGGCTAGAAAAAATGAAGTAGTAGAAGCACTAATAGGAGCAGGCTTTATCATAACGGATAGAAGGTATCTTGGATACGAAGAAGATACTGGTTTTCACCACTTCGCCATCGATGTGGCAAAAGTTTATGAAGTGAATTTTTAG